GGCGGCGACGGTGACGCCTTCCGGGTCGGCTGAGACGGGGGCGCCGAGGCCGACCTCGACGACCTGGTAGGCGAGCCCGGAGACTTCGGGGCCGCCGGCGAGCCAGGCGGGTAGCCGGCGCTTGTCGGCGTGGCCGAGCAGGTCGAGCGGCCCGTGGGGGCGCCGACGCCTCACCGGAATTCCCCGTTCGCCTCGTCGTGCGTCAGGAGACGAATGAGCGCGTACGAACGGCTAGCCCACCTGATCGCGTCCGAGTGGGGCGATCCCGACGCGCGGGCGGGCAGGCTACTCAACGCTGCACCACCTTGTCCCGCACCTTGCCAAGTAGCCGTCCCGACGGATCGAGCCAGTCATCGCAGAGAACAGCGACCGCAAGCTTGTAGACCCCGCTTCGGGTGTCGTTCCGATACACCTGGGCGAGGCAGTTGACTAGATGTGATTCCGCGATGAACCGCTCGTCGTTTACAACCACATGCAGCAGGGCCGGGGCGGGCGGGCTACTCAACGCTGCACCCGCCGGCACCCTCGCCGCGTTCGAGCGCTTCCGCGAGCCGGTCGAGCGCCTGCTCCGCCGAGAACAGCACCATCGTCCCGGCGGTCGGCTTCAGGTGCTCGAAGGCGTAGCGGAGCGCGTAGCGGACGAGCTCGACGTCGCGCTTCGCGTCGGCGCTCACCGGCTTGTACCCTCGGGGGCGCCGAGCGCCACGGCAGCCATTGGTCTGGTGGTCGATGGCGCCGCGGCCTCGGCGAGCGCGGCGCGCAGCCCGGCCGGCAGCTCGCCGGCCCTGATGCGGCGTTTCACCGTGGTTTTGGAGACGCGCCAGAGACTCGGCGACCTCGTCCATGGTCAGCAGCATCGGCTCGGTCATGCGAGCGCCTCCGCGGTGATCTGCAAGGCGAGCGCGGCGAGCGCGTGCGCGGTCGCGAGATCGACCGTCCATGCGAGGTCGCGGTTCGCCTGGCCGATCTGGCCGGTCGCGACCATCTGCAGGTGCTCGTCCGGGCTCAGGCCAGCGAGCCGCGCGGAGAAGCGGTCGCAGCCGTCGAGCAGCTCGGCCGCGGTGACCGCGTGCCTGCGCGCCTCCGGCAATCCGTCGACAGTCACGGTGTACCCCCGTGTTCGCTGGTGGAGCCCGAGGAAGGCGGGCCGGAGCCGGAGACGGTACGCCCGCCCCGACCGTGGCGCAAGACCGGCCGGGACGAACTCTCCGCTATTTGCGGAGAGACTCGTGCGCGGCGCCGACGCTGACTGCACGGGGTCAGCGGCGAGTTCGCCGAGATGCTCGGCTGGAAGCAGGCCGACATGGTCGGCGAGGCGATCTACGAGTTCGCGCTGCTGCCAGCCGACGAGTTCGAGCGCGACGAGCTCCTGATCGCCCGCCGCGAGCAGCTCCTCACCCGGGGCCAGCTCCAGGCCACCACGAGGCTCGTCAGCCGCACCGGCGAGCAGATCTCGTACGCGTACACGGCGAGCCGGGTCAGCCCGGTCCACTTCGTCGCGGTCGGCGATCTCGTGCGCACGGCGGCGTCGATCCAGGTAGCGCCGCACGACTGGCTGACCAAGCCGGAGGCGGCCGACTACTGCCGCTGCAGCGAGGCGACGATCGAGCGGCTGATGCACGACGGGCTGCTGCCACGCAACGGTGGCCTACCCGGCAAGCGCATGTTCCGCCGCTCCTGGCTCGACAAGCTGCTCGGCGGCGGCACGCTGCTGCTACTCGTCCTGGTTGCCGTCCTCGTCCTCGCCGCGGGGTCGCATCACGTGCGCGGCCGGCTCGGCCGGCTCCCGATCGGCCGCGTCACGCTCCACAAACACGCCAAGCCGGTAGCGGCGCCAGCCCGGCGGTCTCGGCTCTCGACGCAGCAGCACGCGCAGCAGCAGGAGGAGCGCGAGCAGCACGATCACGCCGGCGACGCTGATCGCGATCTCGGTCGCGGTGCTCACGGCAGCGGCGGCAGCTCGGTTTTCCAGCGACGTAGACCGCAGCGCGTGCACTGACTCGACTCGGCGGGTCGCAGGTCGTACGTCAGCCGAAAGCGATGTCCGAGCACGCGATAGATCAGCGCTTTCACGGCTCGGCCACTCGCACGAACACCGTCCCGCCGCGACTGCGTACGCGTCGCATCACTTGCCCGCCGTTCGACTGATTCGCGTACGACGTATTGCCCTCGATCGTCTGGAACTCGCCCGCGCCCGGTAGCCAGCGCTCGAAGATACCGACGTGGTCGTGCACAGTGTCGCGCTCCCAGTCGAAACACACCAAGTCGCCGGCGATCGGGTCGCTCGTCGTCTGCAGCCCGTTGCGCAGATTGCGCGCGTCGCCGACGATATACGGGACATACGCGTACGCGTCGCCCTTGCGGAAGCTCGGCGAATTGCCCGCCGTCTCATAGCACCACGAGACGAACATCGCGCACCACGGCCCGGTCATGCCGTACCACTGCGTGTACTTCGTGATGTTCGAGTTGGGCGGCGACTCTTCGACGCCGAGCTGCGACGCTGCGACCTTCAGCGCCTTCTGTCGCAGCGTGCCCGTCTCGACGTCCGGCTCTGAGCCGCCGAAGAGCAGCCACGCCTCGTTGAGCAGTCGTACCGCTTCTGCGTCCATCGCGTGCTCCCCCGCGTGCGGGAGTCCGCGCGGGATGACGATCGAGCGCAGAGTGTCGAACGTGACGCGTCCCAGCCAGCCGGTGTCGTCGATCTTCTGCTGTCGCTGCACGCCCGCGATGCCCGTCTCTTTGACGTTGCCGCTCGCGCCGTGCGCGAAGTTATTGGAGTAGCTGTCGTCGAAGCCGCCCCACGGCCAGCGGCCGGCACGCGAGACGGTGCGCTTGTACGCGAGCACGTCCGGCCCGTCGCTCGACGACTTCTTGCCGTACTGCGCTGCGTCGGGCGGGTAGAGAGGGCGCGGGAATCCGAGCAGCTTCACCATCGGCCCGCCGGGGTAGGCGCGCGTCCACCACTCGTCGGTCATGACTGTCCTCCGTTCGCAAGCTCGTTACGCAGACGCTCGATGAACTCGCTCGTCTGCTCGATCGAGTAGAGAGCCGTCGTCTCGCCGACGCGCTCTCCGATGATATTCCCGTCGTCGTCGCGCTCGATCGCGACCGGCTGCACGAGCACCTTCAGAAGCTCGAACGCACTCACGTCGCCGGGCCGAAGGCCTCGTGATCGCTGCTCGCGCACGTCGTCGAGCAGTACACGTGCTGCATCGTCGATCCCTGCCCGTACAGCTCGCTCGTGAGCAGCAGCCAGCCGTTCAGGTCGGTCGAGCTGAGCGAGTTGCCGGGACAGCTCGCGTTGTCGCAGATGACCTTCACTCGCGTCGTACTCGTAACCGGCATCTCATCCCTCCATCAGTTGTAGACCGGCAGCTTGTACGGGCCTCCGCCATCGACGAAGACTTCGATCCAGCCGGTGATGTTGTAGCCGGTGCCGCCCGGCCAGCCTGCGTGCCAGTTGCCTGCGATCCCAAAGAGATTCGTCCCCTGCACTTGAAGCTGGCTCGTCGCGCGAATGCTCGACACGACCGAGAGCACGCCGGCACTGAGACGCGACAGGCTCGTATCGACGCCGCTCGTGCCGCCCGCTCCCCAGTTGTGCTTGCCGTCAGCGCCGACGGAGAAGGTCGGCTGCGCTGCCGCGCCGATCGTGCAGGCGAGGAAGTTCTGGGCAGCCGATGCGAGGTTCGGTGCGTTCAGCATCGTGCCGGTCGTAGCGGTGGCGACGAAGAGCGACGCCGTGAACGAGCCATCGGTCTTCACTGCTCCAGCGCTCGCGCGGTAGAGATTCGCGACCGTGTCGGCCTGGAAGTTGATCTGCGACGTCTCCAGCGTCGCCCAGCCGTTCGCGTCGGTCAGCGTCGAGATGTTGCCGGTGCTCGTGTTGCGCTGCAGGCGCAGCGTGCCGTGCAGGTTGCCGAGCGCGATCTTGCTCGTCGCTGCGCTGCGCTGCGCGATGATCGCGTTGTCCGAGGCGAGCACGATCTCTGCGCCAGTGTTGAAGCGGTAGAGATTCGTGTCGATTGCCGTCTGACCGCCGACGCCCCACGCCATCGAGCCGTCGTTGTTGGTGCGCCACGTCGGGTTCGGATCGCCTTGCGCGAGCTGCGTCAGCACCGCGTACACGCGCAGCGCCATCGTGTCGTCGGCTGGTGCGCCCGGCTGCGCGAGCGGCTGCACTTCGTTCATGGTGTGTAGACCTCCGCGATGAAGATCGAGCCGCCCGAGCTGGTGTCGGTCGTCGGGTTGCCTTGGAAGACCGAGAGCGTCGCGCCGCCGAAGATCGCGCCGCGTACCTCGAACGTGTACGTGCCTACGCCGGGATTCTCGTCGATCCATTCGAGCGTCATCGTGCGCGCGTTGCCCGAGTTGTTGACCGCCTCGACGGTCGCCGTGAGCTGCGTCGAGCCACGGAAGAGCGCCAGTAGTCGATCCTGCACGGCGCTCGATAGCACGGTCGCCGTCACGCGCAGTAGTACGTTCTGTCCTGCCGCGACGACGACGCCCGGAATCTGCCACGCCGTCGAGAATGCGCCTACCGTCGCCGATGCTCGCGTGATCGTGCCTGCAGGCTTCGAGAGGTAGCGCTTGAACGGCCCTGCGCCGCCCGCTCCGCTCGTGATGCGCATGTAGGCGGGTAGGTACGCACCTGCGCCGCCGGCGCCCGCGTACACGGTCGCCGTACCGCCCGACTTCCACGCACGGATCGAGTACGTGTGCGAGCCTGCGCTCGGCGTCAGCCAGCGTCGCCCGATCAGCGTGTCGCCCGAGCTGCCCGACGACGCCTGCGGGTATGTCTGCGCGATGATGCCGAGATCGGTCGGGCCGTCGTACAGATCGAAGACGACTGCAGCCGTCGTGCTGATCTCCGCTGTCGGCAGGAAGACCTCGATGCTCACTTCGGTCGCGCCGTCGTAGCTGACGGGGTTGCCGGTGATGCACGCGGTCGCGGTCGCAGCGCTCGTCGCTGTCACCGTGAAGTTGGACGTCAGCTCGGCGTAGTCGAGCTTCGCGCCGCCACCTGCCGCGCTCGTCAGCACCGCGCCACGGATCGAGTAGTTGTTGCTCCCGGCGGTGTACGTGACCGTGCCGCCATCCCCGAGGTAGGTCGCAGTACCGCCCGTCGAGTCAGACCCGCCCGTGTCGTAGGCGATCGCTCCCGCGTTGCCGATGAGCACGGCGAGCCAGATCGGCGTTCCCGCCGTGACCCAGAGATTCAGGGGGATCGTGAGCCAGCGCGGGTCGGTGCTGAAGTACGAGTCGAGCGTATTCACGCTCGATGCCGCGTACGTCGGGCCGTTGGTCGCGATCACGTCGCCGGGCACGCCAGCGTTGTCGCTGAGTACGCCGACCGAGAAGTGCGCAACGTTCGAGCCGTTGCCCTTCACGTAGAGATCAATCGAGACGAGCAGCCCGGTCGAGCTCGGCGTCACCTTCTTCAAGATCGTCTTGAACGTGCCCACGCCCGGCTGGTCGTAAGACGCGCCGATCGCGTTGCGTCCGATGTACGACTCGCTGACACCGCCGCCGCTTGAGCCGCCACCGCCCGAGCTTGCGATCGAGATATCGTTGCCTGCCTGCGTGAGCGTGACGTTCGAGCCGGGCGTGAGCGTGACGTCGCCGACGAGCTTCGTCGAGCCGCTCTTCGAGAGCGAGGTAACGTGCGTCGCGTCGAGGCCCGCCTGCGTGAGCACGAGATTCACCTGCGCCGCTGACGCATGCGAGGCCGCGCTCGTGCCTTCGACGCCGCGCGTCACGACCGTGAGCGAGGTCGCCGCGCCGCTCGCTGCGGTCACGATGATCAGCTCGTTGTCGATCAGGATGCGGAACTGTCCCGTCGTCGGCCAGACGTCGGGCGCTGTCGGCGCGTTCACCGGGATCGTGGTCGAGCCGGACGTGATGCTCGAAGAGAGCGTCGTCGTCGGCGAATTGATCGCGTTAGCGATGACCTCGGCCATCAGATCATCACCGCGCGCGAGCGCTCGCGAGCTGCGGGCGAGAGCACTTCGACGACGAGCTGCGTCACGCGTGCATTCGACGGGTTAACGACCGCGCCGAGCACCTCGGCGACGACTTGCGTTGCGCGCGCGTTCGCTGTCGAGGGTACGCCGATCCCGCGTGCGAGCGCGAAGCGCCCGAGCGAGCCTGCGCCGAGACGCCCGACGATCACGCAATCTCCTTGACGCCGAACTCAGCCGCGTTGACGCCGGGAATGTCCCAGGCTGCGCTCGTCGAGGGATCGACGTTGTACAGATCGGTGTATGGCTGATACGTCGTGTTGAGCGTGCGCGTCGCGCCGACGTAGTCCGTGCTCGCGCGTCGCAGTACGGTCGCCGCCTGTCTGAAGCCAGCGTCGTCCTTGCGTAGATCGGCGACAACTTGCACGCCGTATATCGGGCCGATCGAGACGAGCAGGTCGTTCATCGTGTAGGTGTCGATCGCCCCGACGGTCTGCGTGTAGTTGTAGGTCGTGTCGCCGTCGGGCGGCTCTTCGTCCACCAGCGCGTAGTGCGACGTGCCGCTCGACGGCGTCCAGTCGTGGTGATAGCCGTCGCCGGCCGGGTAGATCGTCTCCACGTGCGAGTCGCCGAGGAAGTCGTTGTTGAGCGAGCCGCTCGCGTCGCAGACGTAGACGTCGTCCCAGCTCAGCCCGTTCGCGGGCGTCGCCTCTGTCCAGGGATCGCTCGCGCCGTACTCGTACTGCAGCTCGACGTCGGTGTGCGAGCTGCCGAAGTTGCCGGTCGTCGCTGCAATCTCTGCCGCGCCGTTCAGATGCACGGTGCCGGTGCCGCTCGATCCGCCGCATACGAGCTTGACCTCGACGAAGTTCCACGAGCCTGCCGTGACGGCCGTCGTGCCGGTCGCGACCGCTGTCCCGGAGACGTTGAAGAGCACGAGCCGCCCGGCGGTGTTAAAGCCGACGTAGCCGCCGCCGCCGATGATGAAGACGGCTGTCGTCGCGAGCGGCAGGTGCGGGATCTTGATCGCGAAGCCCGCGATCGTCGTCGTCTGCGCGGCAGGGAATGCCTTGTAGAGCTGCGTCGTCGGGAACTGACGTAGCCAGTAGCCGTTGCCGGTGATGCGCCCGCTCACGATCAGCTCGCCGGCTGAGGTCGTGCTCAGGTTCCAGCCCTTCTGTCGCATCGTCGCAAGATCGACGTGGTCGAAGCCCTCGATCAGCGTGAGCGCCATCAGAAGCTCTTGTGCTGGGTCGGCTTCAGGCGCAACGCGAGGCAGATGCGCGTGATCGTGCTCGCGCTATCGACGTTGAAGCGCAGCACGTCGCCCGCGTAGACCGCTGTCGTCCAGCCGGTGAGCGTCAAGCTCGAGGCGTACGCGGCAGAGCTGAGCGTCGGCTTCGCGCTCGCGGTGATCGTGTCGGCGATCGTGGGCGGAAAGCTCGCGACGACGTCCTTCCAGATGTCGATCACCATGCTGCCCGCGACGTCCGCGAGCATATGCCACTCGATGATCGTGAAGTCGTCGTCGATCTTGTAGTCGCACTTCACGCCGGTCGTGATCGGGCCGAGTCCCTCGATGATCACGTTGAGCGCGCGATCACCGAGGCCGGGCGACGGATCAGAGCCGCGTCGGAGATGGTCGCGACCGTGCGAGGTGTGTACCTTCTGCGGCATCTCAGTCGCCCCACGGGTTCGTGTCGTAGAAGTCGGCGGGCGAGAGATCGAGCGTCAGCTCGACGATCGGGTAACTCGGCCCAGGGCGCGCGGTGTAATGGATGCCCTCGACGTAGAACTTCGTGCCGGCGAAGCCGCCGCCGCCCGCGTGCGTCGTCGTGAGCAGTACGAGATCGCTCAGCTCGACGAGGCCGAAGAGCTGCCACGTCGCTGCGCCCCAGATCGAGGACGGGTCGCGATGCTTGATCGTGACCTGCCCGACGCGCACGTTCGCGTACTTGAAGTTGTCGCGGATGAAGTAGGCGAACCGCTGCGTCTCCTGCCCGCCCGTCGTCGGCCCTTCGCCGTTGCGCGTGTACAGGCCCTCCGCTGTCCATGTGCGCAGCCCTTCGAGCGCGACTGCCGCATCGTCTTGCACGTACTGCGCAGCGAGATCGATGTCGGCGATGCCGTAGTACGTCGCGAGCGCGCTCGTATACAGCGACGTGTCGTCGAGGAACACTTCCAGCGGCGGCGAGATACGCACGAACGTCGCCGGATCACTCGCAGCGTTGACGTCGTCGGCGAGATACCACCAGTGAATGTCGTAGTCGCTGTCGCTCGGATTGAAGCGCGCTTTCCTGCCGTGAAAGACGACGTATCCCGGCCAGCGCGGCCCGCCGATGTACAGATTGCTCATGTCAGGGAACTCGGCGTCGGCGGCGTCCTGCATCACCTGCAGCGCTGTCGAGCGGGGCGCGTACGACGACTGCTGCAGCCCAACGTTGCCGGTGAAGATGCGGCGCAGCGCGCTCGGCCAGTAGAGCGAGTCGAGCACGCTGTTGATCCGATCCTGCACCGCATGCAGCAGCACGTTCTCGTTGAACACGATGTTGCCGTCGATTACGTCGTCGCCCCAGTGGATGCCGTCAGTACGTACGCCCGGCGTCATCTCGGCGGCGGCAAAGAGCGCGAGCGCATCGACGAGATCGATGTGCACGTTGGCCCACCGCTCGCTCTGATACGGCGTCCACTGGATCGAGCTGATGTAGCCGCGAAAGAGCGTCGTCCAGTCGCTATCGACCGGATCCTGAAGGCAGATCGCGGCTGGCACGAGTGGCCCCATCGGACGATCGGAGAGGCCGGGCAGGCGTCCGTAGAACGCGCCCGATGTGTTCGTCGGGTCGAAGTCGCCGACGCGATCGATCAGCTCGAAGGATGCCGTGCCGGTGCCGGTGCGGCTCATCTCGTTCTGGCGTCCCTTGTCGATCTGCCAGCTCGTCACGTTGTAGCTCGTATCGATGCGCTCCCATGTCGGAGGCTCGTCGAAGATGAAATTGGCGGGCGCGAGCGCGATGCCCCTCGGGTCAGCCATCAGTGCTGTCCCGCAGCGCTGCCCGCGCTCGGCCCGCGACTCGGCACTGAAGAGTGCTTCTGTCGTCGAGCGAGGATCGCAGCGACCTCCTGCGCAACCTTCTGCGGGCTATCGCTGCCGTGCACGTTGATCGTGATCACGTCGCCGAGTCGGAACGTCTGTAGCCCGTGCGGGCCGCGTCGCAGCGTCGCCGCTGCCGCCTGATCACGTGCGTACTGGATCGCAAACTTCGCCTGCTCGACGTCGCGCTGCGCGAGCTTGATCCCTTGCGGGCCACCGAGCGCCTGCGCGAGCTTCAGTTTTTGCACGGCGTCGTCGAGCGCCTGCTTGTTCTCGATGTTCGTCTGCTTCTGCTGTAGTCGATCGAGGATCGCGCTCTTGATCGCGTCGGCTCGATCCTTCAGCGCCTGGTTCTGCTGCTGGATCGACTGCGTGATCTGATCTTGGACGCTCTTCTCCTGCCTGAGAATCTCGACGATCTTGTCCTGCAGGGTGAGCCTGCGCGTGACGTCGCCCGTCACGTCGAGACGCTTGCGCACTTCGTCAGCGATCTGCTTCAGACGCGAGAGCTGATTACGCAGCGAGAGATCCTGCACACGATCGAGCTGCCGCGCGATCATCGCGTCGAACCATGTATTGCGCTGCGTCACTCGCTGATTCGCAGCGCCTGGCTTCGCCTTCGGCGTCGTCCCGTCCGGCACGTTGCCGATCAATAAGCCGGTGATGTCGGCGGGCTGACCGAACGGGAACGGGCTGGTGATGTCGACGGTCTTGCCGCCGACCTTGATCTTCAGCCCGCTCTCGGGGATCTGCAGCGACTGCATGCCGCCCGCGATGCCCGCCGCGATCTGCTGACCGACCGCCTGCCCGCCCTCGAATGCGGGCTGCTGCAGCGCCGACAGCTCGTCCTTCAGCTTGTTTTTTGTGTTCGTAAACGGTGCGCCGAGAAAGCCCGGCAGATACGTGAATGGCGTGATGAGCTTGATCGCGAGCTTCAGCACGTTCGTCTCGATCCAGCGTCCGATCTTCTCGAAGCCCGCCTCGATGCCGCGCAGCAGCCACTCGCCGATCTGCTCGCCGATCCCGATGATGATCCCCGCAGTCGCCTTGATCGCGTTCACGAGTAGCGACCAGATATCAGTGCCGATCTGCTTCCAGGGCAGATGCTGCAGGAAGCGCCCCGCGAGCACGAGTGCTGCGCCGATGCCGGTCGCGATGTCGCGTCCGACACGTTGCCAATCGACGTGCTGCAAGATGTTCGCGATGCCGCCGATGACGAAGACGAGCGCGTCGCCGAGCTTCTGCGCTGCGACATCGACTGCGTGTCGCCAGTCGATCTGCTTCAGTCGATCGATGCCCTTCGCGATGCCTGCGCGAGCGCTCTCGTACAGTCGCCGCGCGATGTCCTCTGCGCGCTCGAAGCCGATCTCTAGCTTCGCCTCGACCGTGCCCCAGTCGATGCGCTCGACGGCTGCAATACCCGCCTTGATCCCCTCGCGCACGTAGCGCACGAGCGTCTCGCCGAGATCCTTCAAGCCGCTGAAGACGACGCGCAGCTTCGCGCGCACGCCCTGCGCCTCTGAGAGTCGTCGCACGAAGTCGGTCGCTGCGCGCACGCCGCGCGAGATCGCCGGGACGAGCAGCGAGCCGAGATCACCCGCGAGATCCTTGAAGCGCGAGCGCAGCACGTTGATCTCGCCCGGCAGCGTCTCGCCTAACGCTTTCGCCTGTCCGCCGTAGCGCTTTTGCAGCGCGTCGAGCACGTCGCGCTGCGCACCGAGCGTGTCGCCGTACTTCAGCGACGTGGCAATCGCCTGCTTCTCACCCTCGGTCAGTACGACCTGCGCGCGACGTAGTGACGACGCCGCTTTCGCCGGATCTTGAAGCGCCTTGCCGATCGCGAGCGACGCGGTCGTCAAGCTCTTGCCCGACTTCGCTGCGTAGTTGACGGCAGCGAGCGTCGCGCGATCGAAAATCTTGTTCTGAGCGCCCGCGTAGTTGCGAATATTCGTGAACGTGAGCAGCGTCGCCTCGCCCGCCTTGACGACCTGCGTCCCGAAGCCCGAGAGGTTCGACATCGAGAGCGCGAGATCGTCGATGTGCTTCGCGCTTACGTTCGCGACGTCGCCGGTTGACTTCAACGCTGCGTTGACCTGCGCCTGCACGACCGCGCGCTGCTTCAGCTCGTCGGTGCCTGCGTGTACGACCTCGTGCAGACCTTCGAGCGCCTTTTGCAGTACCTCGACGACGAGTACCGACCTGGCGAGCGTCGCGAAGCTGATGCTCAGACCCTTAACTGCGCCGCCCAGCCCTTCGACTTCGGTGCGTGCCTTCTTCGTCGAGCGCTCTAGTCCCGACGTGTCGCCGAGAATCTCGACGATCAGCTTGCGCGCCATCGGCTACTCCGCTGCGTTCGTCGTCTTTACGTAGTCGGCCATCGCGACGATCCCCGAGAGCGTCCAGTTGCCGAGCTGCAACTCCCCGAGCGTTACGCCGGGAAAGTAGTGCGCGAGCCAGGGCTGGTAGATCATGCGCGGATCTCGGATGACGTCGCGGAGCGAGAGGTGGCCCTCGGGATCGACGAGCGCGAGAAGACGTCGTCCGCTGAGCTGAAGGACTCGCCCGACGTCGTCTCCTCCTTCGGGCGCTCGGATTCGGGCAAAGGGCTGTCGGCGACGTCCCCTTCGTCGCCCGCGATGAACGTGACCGCCGAGAGCTGAAGCTGCATCACCATCCGCGTGATGCGCTCGATCGTCCAGTCGGGATGCTCGTGTCGGATCGAGCACGCGATCAGCGAGAGCAGGATCGGTGCGCGCGTGCGCTCGTGATCATCGTCGATCACTGCGAAGAAATCGTCGATCGCCATGCCGCTGAAGCGATCGATCAGCATCAGATCCTTGCCCACGTCGCTGATGTGCCAGCGGTAGAAGGTGCCGTCGTACTCGAAGCCGTCTTCGGTTATGCGCCCGTCGTCGTCGGGCATCAGATGCTCCCTCCGTGGTTGAACTTGTCCGCGATGTGATCGAGCGCGACCTCGGCGCGATGCTCGATCTCCGTTGCGTTGCGTGTGAGTGCAGGCTCCATCGCCTGTCCCATCAGCTTCGCTGCGAAGAAGACGTCGGCGTGACGACGCCTATCCGAGATCGTCCCGCCGCGCGCTCGTCGCCCACGCTGCTTCGGCGCGACGTAGACGACTCGCTGCGTAACGCCGACGCGCATCTTCGACCACTTGTCGCCGACGTGCGAGATATTCGCGAGCGCGAGCGATTCCGCGTCGCGCTTCACGGGCTCGGCTGCTTCCTTGAATGTCGCGCGCAGCTCGCGACGCGCAGCCGGGCCGACGAGCGTGAAGGCACGCGACAGCTCGCGCATCCCCTTGATCTCGATTGCCGCTTCGCCCGGCACCGCTCGCTCAGACGGTGCCCCACGCGAAGCCTGCAGGCGTCGCAGGCAGGAACGTCGCGACGACTTCGCCACGCGCCGAGTACGCGCCCGTCAGGCCGTTGTACGAGTAGAGCGACGTCGAGCCGCCGAACGTCGGATTGGAGATGCTCGCAGGCAGCGACTTGTTGACTTGAATCGAGATGACGAAGATCGACCCGCCCTCGTACAGCGGCTGCAGCACCTGATGCGGCTCGTTAGAGCCGAAGCCCTGCAGGAAGCTGACGACGATCTGCTGCGTGCGCGTGCCCGGCAGATACTCGCGCGTCGCGGTCGAGTTGAAGCCGGTGACGTCTACCTGCTCGCGATCGTCGGGCGTGTCGAGCTGGAATCCGAAGTTGCTCAGATCGACGGACGCGACAGTGATTTTCGCGTTCGTCAGAAGGTACTTAGGCATGCGTGCTGCTCCTTTCTGCGTAGCGCGTCATCACGTCGAGCCGCCAGTCGATCGGCCCTGACGTTGCATGAGCGAAGCGCGGCGACGGGTGTCGATCGCGCTCTTCGTGGCTGTTCCATTCGAGTCCGAGCCAGCACGTGCGCGCGTACAGCTCGCTCGGACTGTCGAGCTGCAGCGGTCGCCCGGCGTAGCCGAGCAGATCGAGCATCGCCGCCTGCTCCCACCAGACGTGATCGCGATACTCGCTCATCGCCCACATCTGCGCGAGCGTCGTCGTCATCGCGCGACGCACGTACCAAACACCGCAGTTAGGCACTTCACCGTCCGGCGTGTGATGCCGCACGAGCGCTTGCCAGTCGTCGTCGGGCACGTCGTCGGCGATGTCCCAGTCCGACTCGACGATCACCACGTCGCAGTCGAGCCAGAGCACTTCGTGAAAGCGCGAGAGCAGATCGAGCAGAAGCGGCACCTTCAGCCACGACGCCGGACGCGTCTGGACGTGCGGCACGCGCTCTACGAAGACGTAGCCGTGCTGGCCTGCGTACTCGCGCATCAGCGGACGCGCGACGTTGAGTAGCGCGGCGTAACGCGAGCCGATCGCGAACGTGGCGAGCGCGCGTCTCACGCGATTGCCTCTTCACGCTCGCGATCGAGTAGCGGCTCCCAGTAGCGCTCGACGATCACGTCGGCGTCGAAGTTGTTAGCCCATGCGACGCCGCGCTCTCGCAGCTCGCCGTCGTCGCGATGCTGATACGCCTCTTCGAGCGCAGCGTCGATCGCTGCGACGAACGGCTTGATCTGCCAGCTCTTCTGAGCTTCGTTCCATGACGGGTCGCCTGCGACGAGCCAGCCCGCCTCGACATTCTCCGTCATCGCGGAGTGATCGCTCGCGATCACGGGCACGCCGCACGCCTGCGCCTCGACGAGCGGGATGCCGAAGCCCTCACCCATCGACGGCATCAGCAGCACGTCGAGCGCCTGATAGATCATCGCGACCGTCTGCTTCGGCATCCCGATCTGCCACGCGGCGTCGTGCGGGAAGCGCAATCGTCCCTGCGGGCAAGCGCACGACTCTGCGAGCACGTCGAGCTGCATGCCGTTCCCGGCGGGCGACTTCGCTTGCGTGTGCGCGTACAGCCACGCGTCGTCGTGTCGTCGAGCGAAACGTGAGAAGGCGAGAAACGCCTCGGGGAAGCTCTTACGCGACGGCACGCTCGTATTCGCCGCCACCATCCCGACCAGGAAGACGTCGCGCGGGATCTCCAGCTCGTCGCGTACGTGCTCGCGCAGCTCGCGCTGCGGTCTGAAGAGCGTCGTATCGACGCCGTGCGGGACGTAGACGGGATCGAGATCGCAGTCGAGCATCTGCTGCTCGCCGAAGCGCGACATCGCGATCGGCGTGATGCGCTCGTGCTTCAGCGTCGCGAGCACCGGCACCGGCAGCGGGTAGTGATCGATCGGCGTCCAGACGCTTGCGCGCAGCCCGTCCGGCCACGCGTCGGGCTGCAGCACCCATGCGTCGCAGAGCGCGACGATCTCGTCCGCCATGTGTCGATCGGCGAACGTCTGCAGGTTGGTGTTGCCCCATAGCCCGTCGCTCGGGTAGCACGTGATGCCGTCGAAGAGCGTCTCTCGCCCCGAGAGTCCGTAGTTGCAGAGCACCGCGACGTCATGCCCTGCGTCGCTGAGTCGTCGCGTGAAGAGCGCTGTCTGCTCGCCGTAGCCGCTCGGTGCCCAGGGTGCATTCGAGAGCCAGAGCAAGCGGCTCATAGCACGACCTTCACCTGCCACTCGCAGCCGAGATAGCTGCCGTGCGATGCCCCGTCTGCGGCGGGGTACTGCTGATACGCGCTCGGCCCTTCAACTGCGAGATCGTCCACAACACCGCCGAGCGTGCGATCGGATTCGAGCGCGCCGCGTACGCTCGTGCCGTTGCGATCCATCAGCGACAGGAGCAGCTCCTGCGCACCGTCCATCTCCGCAGTCGTGACGCGCGCGCGCAGCGTGAAGAGGTACTCGCTGCCGTCGCCGAACGTCGTCGCCTCGCCGAACGGGTCGCCCGGATAGACGTCGAGGCAGGGCGGCGTCGGCGAGAGGATCGCTTTTGACGCGACTTGCAGATCGTCGTACGCCGGCGTGAGCTGCGCGTCGAGCTGAGACGCAATCGCAGTGACGATGTCGAGCAACGTCGAGTCGCTCATCCGACGCCCCACGTCTGCTTCAGCGGCGCGAGCTTATGCGCGTGCCGATCCCACGAGTCGCGACCGATCACTGTCGGCACGGTGTCGCCCAGCCCGATCACCCCGAACGGTGACTCCTGCTGCTGCCAGTGCTCGACCGCTCGCTCGATGTTGACCTCGACGATCAGGTCGGGCGTACCGACGCTGCCGCCGAAGTAGCTCGTACCCAGCTCGGAGTCGATCTCCGTCGCCGCTGCTTCGAGCACGCGTGCGAGTGCTGTCCCCTGCGCTGGGGTTGGCGCGCGAAGCTTCAGCACTCGCGCCAGTTCGTCAGTCGTCGCGTACGCCACGACGGCCTATGTCAGGACAGATGGATGAACCGGTTGGTGTCGAAGACCTTGCACTGGAAGGCTCCGATCACGCCGCACTCCATGCCGCCGATCGCAGGTTCGACGACGCGCAGCTCGACGGGTGCGCCCGGCGTCTCGCCGACGAGAAACGCGCCCGAGTCGCCGATCACGGCGGTGTTGTCGGCGAAGCCGTACGAGCCGATCACGCGCAGACCCGAGTAGACGCCTGTCATCGTCGCGATGTCGAGCTGCCCGACACTGGACGTCTGCAGCACGTTCGCCGTACCGGTGCCGGCGAGCGCGAAGAAGCGATTGGCTGCGACCCAGAGCGTATTCGACTGCTGACGACCGCCCGTATTCGCGTAGATCGTCCGCAAGCCCGCGAGAATCGCCGCGCGCCATGCGTCGAAGCTCTCCGTGCCAGTCGTCCCGAGCGGCGTCGAGATCGTGCCGCCCGACGCGGTGCCCAGCTCGTTGCAGGCTCGCGTCTCGGTCGCACGGGCGTACGCCTCGGCTGCGAGCGTGAACCAGAGCTGAAGCGCGTCTGGCGTGCCCCAGTTGATCGTCTGCCACGAGAGGTCGCCGCCGCCGAGATACGTCTCGGCGTTCATCGTGTCCATGACGACGCTCATCTTCGCCGTGCCCGCCTCGGTCTTCTCAGACGTCTGCTTCGTCACGCTCGGGCGTCCCGTGATGCGCGGGTACGTGAGCTGACCGCTCGTGAGCGGCACGCCGCGCGCGCTCGTCACGACCGGGCGCGAGCCGCTGATGATGTCCATGATCTCGGTGAGATGCGTCGGCGGCAGCAGACCCGCGACGTCGCTCGTGAGCGTGTTCTGCACGCGCATCAGTCGCTCGCGTGCCTGCTCCTGAATGACTGGGACGTCACTCTGCTGCGTGACCGCCATGCGGGCGAGCTGCGGCCAGCGAGCGATCATCTCGTCACGCGCGTAGGCCGCGAACGTTCGATAGACGACCGGCCCATTCGGGCCGATCTCAATCGCGGTGCGCTGATCGTCGCGCAGTAGCGCCGAGACGTCTCGGGTCTTCGAGTCGCGTTCGAGATCGCCGGCGAGCAGCTCGATCTCAACGTCTAGCTCTTCGATGCGCGTGCGGTACTTCGCAATCTGCTCGTTCTCGAACTCTCCGAGGTCGCGCTGCTCGTCCTCGGCGTTCTGGATCAGATCGCCCAGCTTCTCATTCGTGCGCTCGCGCTCGTCTGCGAGACGACCGAGGCGCATCTTCCTGACGCTCTGCGGTGGCAACGGGAACCTCCCCGGCTCGACGGAATGCTCTAGTCGAAGCTGGCGGGTGATGCCCTCAGAGCCGAAGCGACGGTGACGTCTGAAGCGTTGACGCGGTGGTCGCTTCGCGCCCGGCACGGTGCGCCGTCGCCGCCGAGATTAGCGAATTCGGGTCTAAAGAGCCAGCGCGGGATCTCGTACGCTTACGACATGAGTCGCAATCAGATAGCCCAAATCGCCGCGCTCGTCGTGATCGTGCTCGCAGCCGGCTGGACACTCGGCACGGTCTTCAGGGGACACTCGTCGCACGGCGACGCACTCGTGTGGTGCGTGTCGTCGAGCGACAAGCTCACGCCCGCGCTCGAAGCTGGGCAACCCTGGCTGCACATGACGAAGGCGCAGTGCGTCGAGTGGAATCGCGTCGGCCAAGAGCTCGCTAACGGGAACTAGCCCAGCTTCGACCCGGCCAGATCACTCCAAGGCCGCCCCATCCTTCAGGGGCGGGCTGATCGGCCAGCTCGAGCCACTCGTACCGCTCGCACAGCTCGTCGAACAGACGCCCGACCTCGATCTCGGGATGGATGCGCGGGTCGCTGCGTATGTCGTGGAAGACGACGGTATGGGCGTGCTGCCCGTAGAGCTTCCAGTCGAGCAGCGCGCTCCCGTACGAGTGATCGGCGTCGATGAAGACCCAGTCGAACTCGTCCGGCACGATCGCGTACACCCGCGCGACGGTATTCAGCTCACTCGTGCGTCCGTCGATCACGTGTAGCTCGACGTTGTCGGGCACCCAGTCGTCGAAGAGCGAGCGGTTGTCGTACTCGTGGAAGCTGTCTACGGCGACGACGGTCACGTGTGCGTCGCGTCGTGCGTCGCGCAGCCAGTAGAAGAGCGAGCCGCCGTAGCCGACGCCCAGCTCCAGCACTCGCGTCGGTCGCTCGTCGCGATAGAGCGCGAGCAGGCGCGTGAACTCACCTTCACGCTGCAACAGCGGGACGGGCGCGTCGCCGTCGATCGCTATCCCCAGCCGTGGAAGAGCGCGATCACGACGACGACGGCGATCACGACGAGCGCGACGCCGGGCAGATTGAGCTCGATGCCGTCCATCTCATCCCCTTCTTCCGATCACGAGCGCGCGAGCGCGAGCAGACTCGGCGGCGGCTCCTTGCCCGCCGCGTTGTAGTAGCGCACGAGTTTGCGCGCAGCCGCAGCTCGCAGCGCAGGCGACAGTCCGCCCAGCCCGCCGCGCGCACCTGCGAGCGCGCCCGCTGCAGAGCCAAGCGCGTTCACGTTCAGCGTCCCGTCCGGTTCGAGCACGGGCATCGAGCAGCGCTCTTTCATCGAGCCGTCGCCCGCTCGGCAGACGAGCGCTGAGCGTCCATACTCGTCGTCGCTGAAGCGGGACGGCGAGCCGTCCCATGCGCCGCTCGTCATCGCCATGCGACGCAGCGGCTCGATGTCAAGCGCACGCAGACGCTCGGCGAGCGCATCGTCGAGCGCGACCGTGCCGGGTAACTCGCGCGCAGCCGCCTCGCGTAGCGCCTCGCCGACGTTCGTCGTCGTCGTGTAGTCCGTGACGTCGATCGTCGTGCTCGGGCTGTACAGCATCCCCGCGAGCGCGGCCGGCACGACGACGCTCGCTCGCGAGCTGCTCGACGACGTCGCGCTCTGATCTGTCGCGTCGTCGATCTCGATCTCGATCGAGAAGCTGTCGCAGTCGCAGCCGGGCGTCGTGCACGCTCCGCTGTTGTCGTCGCCCGCATGCATCGCCGCCGGGTGATCGCACGTCGCGCACGTCTCTTGATCGTCGGGCGGCATCGTCGCTTGCCGCACCGCGAGCACGCCCGCGTCTGCGTAGGCGGGGAAGCGACAGAGCGATACCTTGTCGAAGTGCGCACGTACGCGTCGCATCACGCCGCCGACTCGCTGCGAGCGCAGCGCGACGTACTCGATCGAGCAGCCGGTGAGCAAGCCGTCGTGTACGAGCTGCAGCGCCTTGTCGCCGTCGGCGTTCGAGTGCACGCGAAAGCGTCCGCGCAAACCGCTCGCGTGATCTTCGAGCGCGACGCCGTGCCCGAGAATGCCGCGCAAGCCCTGCTCGTGCTCGAAGTTGAGCCATGCACGCACGCGATCGGGAGCGCGAAGCTGCGCAGCGAACGCGCCCCGAGCGAAGCTCTCACGATACGGGGTGAAGTCGGGCGGATCTGCGACGAGCGCCTCGACGTCGTAGGGAACGAGCTGTAGATCGAGCGTACGTCCGTCGCCCTCGACGATCGACGCCTCGAAGGTGCGCGTGAACCGAGTACGCGTGACGATGTCTTCGAGCGCGCTCACGGTGTACCAGCCCACACGGTCGGGCGAAGCTCCGTGACGACCGCCTCCGCCTCGGGTGTCTCGGTCTGATCTGCCGGCGATGCGGCTGCAGTCGTCGGCTCGTGCAGCTCTTCGATCGCCTCGCCTTGCGTCATCGGCGGCAGATGCAAGATCGCCGCCCGTACTTCGTCCTTCGTCACGATCCCCTCCTTTTCAAGCGCGACCCACGACGACACTTGATCGGGGAATGCCGGAGCGAGCACCGCGCGCGCGTCGTACTCGACCCACGACCCGCGCGGCAGCATGTTCGCCGAGAGCGCTCGCTGGATTCGACCGGCGGCAGGCCGTAGCTCTGAGCGCCACCAAATCTCGAAGAGCGTCTCGGGGTTCTGGTAGATCAGCCCGCGCAGCTCCATGTTCAGCATGTAGCTCGGGACGCTGAACGCAGACGCGATTGCGCGCGCGTCGTACTCCATCACGTCGAGCAGCGCGAGATCGCTCGCGTTGAATGAGAGCTGCTCGAAGTCCACGCCCGGATCGAGCACGGCCGGCGCACCGATCGCCGAGCGCGCGCGAGCCGCGACCCACTGCGCTTGAAGCGCCTGCGCCTGATCGGCGTTGAGCTTGCGGTTCGACTTCAGCACCGCATTCGGGACGCCGCCGCTCGACACCATCGTCCGCCCCAGCTCGCTCGCGGCGAGCATCCCCCACATCTGCGACGCGTACGCGTGGAGCGCGCTCGTGCCACGCAGACCGCCGCGCGGATCGCGGCTGATCTGTACGACGTCGGCGGGATCGAGATCGACGAGCGCGGAGCGGTACTGGCGTCGTCCGTTGACAACTTGCACCGTGACGTACGACGGGTCGAGCACCGTCCACGCGGACGGGTAGCCCGTCACGTAGCGGTCGGTGATGTAGAGAAACGCGTCGCCCCAGGCGTACATCGACCAGGCGGCTGAGAAGGTCGCGTCACCGATCCCGTTCGCGAACCAGACCGGGTCGGGGTTCGCGACCCACGCAGGCTCGTACCCGCCGAAGAAGCGCAGCGGCATCGACGCGATCTGCTGGCAGCAGAGCTGCATACAGCGATTCGCGACCCAGACGCGATCGACGAGACGCGGCGACCACGCGACGCCGACGCCCATCGCTCCCCAGAGCTGATCCCAGAAGCTGTCGATGATCGGCGCGATCGGGCCGGTGATCTCGCCGTTCCCGTTGCTGGGCGGCGTCTCGCGCCAGCGTGCCGGCCAGAGCTTCACCAAATCACCGGATCGCTATTGGGATCCCAGCCGAGCGACGACGCACCCCAGAGCGCGAGCGTCGCCGCGACGAGCGGGCAGATATCGATCGAGCTGCTCTTGCGCGACCACGCCCACGCGTCGCCGAGCGGACGTTGTACCGCGCCCTTCAGCGCCGCGAGCAGCTCAGCCGAGCCGAGATGTCGCAGCGTCGCCTCATCGACGCAGTCCGCGAGCAGGCCGCAGGCGCGAGCGTGGTCAGCAGCCGTTACCGCGTCAACGCTGAAGCCCGCCTCTTCGCAGCGATGCGCGAGCGCGCTACCCGGCCCGATGCCGTCGTACATCACCCCGACGGGTGTCCAGCGCTCGTATAGGCGCGCAAGCTCAGGCACAAGCCAGCCCGTGCCGCGCTGATGCTTGACGATCTCGACGTGAAAGACGCCGTCGAGACGACGACCGGCTGCGGCGATTGCAGACGTCGCCCGATCGGGTGAGACGTCGTAGGCGAAGCAGACAGGATCGAGCAGCTCACTCGTCTCGTCGAGTAGCTCGGCCCAGCGATCGAGCGAGATCACGCTCTCGCTCTCGTCGCTCGTCGCAGGCCAGTCGCCGACGCCGAGACGCTCGACTGCGAACGTGCGCGGATCGAGCGTACGTAGCTCGTCGGTGATCGCCTCGGCGCTGATACGGATCCCGAAGCCGGGATTGACGCTCGCCCACGCGTCTTCGTCCACGAGCTGCGCGTCGTCGATCAGCTCCGGGCGCTCTGCGTCGAGCGACCACTCGAAGTAGGCCAGGCGCGGATCCTTCTCCTGTAGCGCACGCTCGCGTACGCGGGCGAAGACGACACCGTCTGCGTGTACGAGTTGATCGACAGCCGAGCCGGTGTACCAGCGCTGACGGTTGCGCATCGCCGACTGCGTCGGGACCAGCGCGCCGATCGCAGCCTCGGCGAGATACATCGCCTCGTCGAAGACGACGAGCGGAGCGGAGAAGCCTCGCCCACTCGACCTCGTACGCGCGACGAAGAGGATGCGCGAGCCGTCACGTAGCTCGATGCCCTCTTCGCCGTGGGCGCGGATCACCCGACTCACGCGACGATCGAGATCGGGCGTGGACTCGACGAGCGAGAGCAGACGGCGGAAGTGCTCCTTCGCGGTCTTGAAGTGCTGCGCGGAATGGATGATCAGACGCTCGTCGAGCAGGAATAGCCCCGCCAGCTCGCGCGCTTCGAGGATCGCGTTCTTGCCGTTCTGACGCGGTACGCATACGCCGACCTCGGCTGCAGCCCAGCGACCGTCGTCGCCTTCGGCGAGCGCGACGTCGAGCACGAGCGCTTCCCACGGATCGAGTACGAGGCCAGCCATCGCCGCTAGCTCGATCGCCTCCGCGCCCGCGCTCGACGTGTACTCGGGTGCGTAGAGCACGCGTGGCATCTGGAGCTCGACGACGCTCACGAGCTACTCCTTGCGCGGCGCGCTGCGCGCTTGTCGGCGAGATCGTCGAGTCGATCGCTCGACGACGAAAGCTGCGACGCTCGCTCTTCCTGTCGCACCGCCGGGCGCGCGTAGCGCTCGGGGTGGAGACGCTCCAGCAGCCACGCGGCGGCGAGCCAGTTGCCATTGCGCGCCTGGCGCGAGATCAGGACGAGGTTCGCGACCTCGCTCTCCGCGCGCGCACGTTCGATCGCCTCGCGTAGCTCGTCGTCGCCCACGACGAGCGCCTCGAATCGCTCACTCGTGATCCCGAGCGCGCGATGCGCGATCTCGAACGGCGCACCCTGATGCAGGGCAGAGATCAGGCTCTCGCGCTCCTCGCTCGACAGCGTCACGTCGTCCCCCGACGCCAGTAGGCGGGGCGGGCGCTCCAGAGCTTTGTCGCGGCCTTGCGATAGCCCTCGAC